CTTGTAATAGGTCACATACGTCATCAGGCTTGCATCACGCTCAGCTCCAATATCCCACAACTCCAAATCTTCCACCATGGCCTTGTGGACCAGTACTGCATCACGCAACACACTGGTGGGGGACCATTTCTGGTCCTCAAAAACCAGCATATCCTTTTTCCGCACTCCCATAGCACACCACGGCCAACCAGCAGATGTTTTCACATTAATCCTATCTAGCCCCGTTATACCATTAATCGCCTCCTCCATCGTTAATTGCCCAGCGTGGATGCCAAACTCCTGGCCAAACCACTGAGCAAAAGACTGCTCAAACAGACGCCAATCGGATGGCGCCTCCACCAATGGCACTGAGTACTTACTGAGTGCCATTGCAAACACATCCTGCTCAGTGAGAGCAGAGGGATACAAATACGCAGGCACCTTACCAGAATCCACATACGGGGCTAGTGGACTAAGTTTGAACTTTGTCCTACAACTGGTGGACACATGAGGCCCACTCTTCACTGCCACAATCCGTCCGGACTGTGGCGCTTGCTGAAACATCTCCTGGGTAACCACCTGTGTGGTCGCCCGATCTCCATTACCTGCCACATGGATCCCCAGTATGGCATTCTGCACTTTGTTCAAAGCAGATATCAGCACACTACCGCACATTCCCTCCAGTGTACAACCTTCTCCAATCAGCACACCTGCAGGGTTGTACTGGGCCGACACACCATAGGTAGTACTCTCATAATATTTAAGGTTGGTTTCACAGATCACAGTAGGACCATAGTTACCCACAGTCACTAGCAATCCATTAGACCCATCCACCTTAGTCACATCAGCGGCCTTGACAAAATGATGTGTGACGTCTTTGTATGGCTGCATTCCTGCCGTTGGAAAAGTCAGGATCACAGCATCCATTTCCTGACCGTCCCAGCGCAACTCCGTCACATCAACGGAATCATGCTCATACTCATACTCAATACCCCGTGACTTAACCAGGATGTCCCTTCCCTTGCTTGACATGTAGTAGTGTTTCGGCACCAAAACTTGACGTCCTCGCACCACACAGCCTTGTACCTTGTACATGAGGGTCTCTCCTTTACGGTAACCCATCTGCACGGTATGATCTCTAAACAAGCTAATCATGTCTGTCACCGACTGAGTGTTCATAGGGACCAATGACCTAGTCACTTTCACGGGCCTGGGGGCACTTGATGGTTGATATGCCCCTTGAGTCTGTGCCTCCTTGCTCCGGTTAGAAAAACTCCAAAGTGCCGCTCCAGCACCCACAACAGCCGAAGCCATCGCCAACGCCACTGAAACACCCAGTAGGACTTTCGCCCACTTGGGTATAACTCTCAAACTATACTCACCTTCCATCTTCATCTCCTTGAGCACAGCTTTCATAACCCGTGTGTTAGCGTCTGGTCCGGGCGCGTAGTCCTGGTAGGCACTTCTGCTTGGCGTCTGTTGTTCAACCATGCCGAACCACATATCCATGAGATCATCATGAAAATTTGATTTGACATGATAAGTACCCATGACACTCTGCACAATATCAGGCAATCCGACCGGCGTCTTGCTCTCAATAGTCCCACAATGGAACTCACAACATGTCATGTGCCTGATCGTCCCAGCAGCAGCCGCTGCAATTGGATCAAGCACGCAGCTTGCTTCACCATTGGCATCCCTGCCAAGGGCCGCCTTCTGGAACTCTTTCTTGGGATAGACCAAATAGCGGTGTCCAGCTATACGTCTCAAAATGGCATCATGGTCATTCACACTGTTGGGCCTAGGCTCAGCGATGTTACTACTGGCAATGATAATAGGTGTCACAAACAATGTGCCCTTTTCCTCCAATCTGGCCATATTCAGCCTCAAGGGGGCTGTGCTAACCAGTTGGCAAAAATCATCATACTCAGTGGAATTTGGCCCTACATTCTGTCCCATGTCATCCATGACCATCACCTTCTGGCCTGTGTAACCATCATAATA